CTAGATGATGAAATTAAACGAGAAGAATACAATAAAAAACAAAAAATATGGTATCAGTGGAAGAAAAGAGCTAAAGCTGTTGGGGTAGAGCCACTAAAAGCTAAAAGACCCACTAAAGGTCAGCGTCTAGAGTGGGAAGAAGAGATAATAAGGAGAGAAAATGAAGAAAAAGACATCTAAAAAAGAATTAGAGGCTAAAATAGTTGCTCTTGAACAAAAAATTGCTTCATATAATCTATTATTTGGTCTATATGTAGACTATAAAGGAGATAGTAAAGAATTTCAAGAGTTCTTACAAGAAAAATTGGAGAAAAAAGATGGTATCGTGCTATAACTGTGAAACTGAAATGATATGGCAGTCAGATTTTGACTTTGAAGACTTTGGATATGAGGGTGAGGGTATAATTTCTTGCTTTGTTTGTCCTAAATGCGAAACATACGCTGAATTTACTATCCCTATTAACTAATTCCTATTAAAGTAACTTCTTCATCTGTATATTTTATAAATTCTTGATAAACATCTTCAGGAATGCCTATAGAATCGCTATCTTTGTCTGAAATATCAAAATATTGCTCATAGGCTATATTCAATCGGTCTATTAAGTCCTCTACTTTATCCAACCTGTCTTTTAAATCATCATACGATATTTCTATTGTATCATCTTTTTTAGACATTTATCCTCCTATGAAAACATTGATTTTGCTATTTTACCTACGACCTTTTCAAGATGCTCTCTGATTTGTTGCTCTAGGTTTCCTGTTCGACCTGCGCCTCCGCCACCACCGCCTGAACTCTTCTTTCTTGCACCTGCTATGAAATCTCTTTTTGGCACTGTACTTCCCTCTAATTTTACACCCCTTGGATAGTTTTTGTCTTGACTATACCTTTTATAAAACCAATTTGTAAAGCCATTTCTTGCTATAGTCTGTTCTTGTAAATGATATTGACCATATGAAGCCATAGAAACACCTGTTTCTGTTTCTTTTATCGACTTCAATAGGTTTCCTGTATGCACCAAAGGTTTTCTTGATGCAGTTTTAGAGTATCCTGAATTGGGAGACAGCCCCTTTTCTCTTATAAAAACGGTCGTATCACTTAAAGGTTGAAAACTACCATTCTCTATATTGTCTCTTATCCTGTCTGCAAAAGACCTACGAGTCCTAGTCGCTACTCTTGACTTTGGATTTGCTTGTCCTCTTAATGATTCTGTATCACTAAATGGCTTCTTGAGCTCATCTAAAACCTTATTAAAATTTATTGGCTTTGGGAGTACGACCTTTAGCATTAGATACCCTTATATTACTAAAGGTAAGTTAAGCAATTTCTTCGTCTTCTGCAACAGGTTTAGGTGCAGGTTGTTGCATTGCTTGTAGATGAGGGTCTTCCATAGCCTCTCTGTTTGTCATTATAACATCTTCTGCTTCAGCTCTAGTCAAGTCCTTATTGTATTTCATTAATAAACCGACTTCGTCAATCATATGATGCTTAAGCATATGCTCATCTAATAATATTTGGTCTTGTACTGTTTTTGGATATTCAGGTTCTTTAAAATCTATTTTTAATTCTTCAGGTAAGGCTATATTGTTGTATGATGCAATCTTTTTCTCAATCTCATATAAATCGTGTTCATACATACGATATAAATCTAAATCATCTTGATAATCTTCAAACCGCTCTAAATCTTTAATCTTAAGTGCAATCCCTGATGGAGTTTCTCCACCATCTTGAGCGAATTGTACATATAAATGATTGTTTTGAGCGACTAAATCTAATTGAAACTTAACTGACTCAATAACAGCCTCTATATCACCCTGTGGAGATGCAATTCCATAAGTAGAGCCTTCAGGTAGGTCTAATATAGTGTCACTACCTGCTCTTTCTAGCTTTTTGTCTCCATACATTCCTGTAATGAATGGCTGTCCAAACATTTGATACCTTAAACCTTGTTGTATCTCTGTCATTGTAATGTTTACTTGCTCATTACATCCTACGATATCATTAGCTCCCTCTACAAAGAAAGAATCAACTTGTTCCTCTCTGTGTGTAAAAAGAAAAGGAATAACTCCATACCCGTGCAAATACTCTTGCATTATATTGCCATCCTCATCATACTGAATGTATCTTTCGTCATCCCAATAAGCATACTGCAACTTTTCTGTATCTGCGACATCACTTACGTTCATTAAGATAGGATATGTTATAGCTACAGGAGAGAAGGGGTTCTCGTGAAGATGTACATCAAAATAATAGACAGGTCTGTAATCAAAACAGGGCTGTGGGAGGTCATCACGATATATTACTTGTGTTGCAACAGACCCTACGAGACGTGTCATTCTTTCAACGTGTTTCATTTTAACATCTTTTTTGCGAGTCAAAGAGGAGTAAGTATCACTCACATTACGAGAAGCCCCTACAGTATAGATTCTTGACATTTTGTTGATAAATCTTCGTGTGAAATTTGCATTATAAGGAGGAACTTCAAGCATATCTTCAGAAAAATATTCAATTATATACTTCTCGGTTTCAGTACCTGTATAGTAATCAAGCATCTTCCGTATCTCATTTCGCCTTTCTTTGGCTATATTTAGCTTATAATCTTTGACCGACTCCTGTATTATATCTATCGGGTTCATCATCTTGGTATTACTCCTACTTCTCTTTGTCTAATTGGAAATCTATTTAAGAAAAAATATCTAAAGGCATCCATACTATGGTCGTGTCTGCCATCTTTAACAGGGTCAGGTTTTAAATCCTTGCCCTCTGTCGATTCAGGATACCTATAGTTTTCTAAATCCTCTGCTAGTCCTGTACATCTATTGTCTAAATGGACAAATCTTTGTCCCTGTGCGTTTTCTATAAAGCCTCGTGCGTGAGTTATTCCTGATGCTATATTCCTTGAAACTTTATCTCTAATACTCTTAACGTGTATCCCTTTGCGTCTAAATATCTCAATATCACCTAAACCTGACTGACCTTGTGCTTGCATACCTGCGGGGTCGCCATAATACTCTCTAACAAAGTATCTCTTTGCTTTTATCTTTTCAGCAAACTCATCAGTTTTTATGTTTTGCTCGTGTACTATTTCATCTATTACGTTAATATGATGTAGACCGCCCACCATATAAGTTTGAAACCATAATGCAGCAGGCATTCTATACCCAAAGTCTATAGAGCAAAATGTGGGAAAGTTTGGATTATATGGAAAGTATCCCATATCTAAACTTCTGTCAAATGGGTAAACCCTACCTTCAAACGAAGTAAACATTGCCCCATACTCTTGCTCGTAAAGCTCTTTTGACATATTACGCTTACGCTCAATAAGGAAAGGGTCTTTTTTACCATCAGGAAAAACAGCATCATTATCCCACGTTGGGGCTTGATGCGACTCCCATAAATCGTCTTGTTTACCTAGTAAAAACAAATCATATACCCAATTGAATCCCTCTGGTGTTGTTATAAAAATTCCTTTACCTCGCCTATCAGATAAGGTCGGAGAAAGATACATATCCCATATCTTTTTCTTCATTTTAGCAACCTCATCCATAATCAGTAAATCTAATCCTTCTCCAACAAGTGAATCAGGGTTGTCGGCAGATTTAGCTTCTACAGTAGTTCCCCACTTAAATTTAATAAAGCGTTCTTTTTCAGACGCACGCTCTATATCATTTGCTCGACCAACTACCATCTTCTGCCACACCTCTCTAAACATAAGGTCAGCCTTATCATAGGATAGCCCTACAAGCCATATCTTTTTATTTGGCTGTGAGGCATAATAAGTAGCCTCCATAGCAGATGCGGTCGTTTTACCGAATCTCCTCCCACAGACCATCACGAAGAACCTTGCTGTATCCTTGTCAGGAAAGTGTAGTTTTCTTTGACCTAAATGAGGTTTATACCCCATAAAATCAAACCACTGTTTTTTATATTGTATCTGATTATCCATTAATACTTGCATTTTACAAGTAAGTTAATTTAAGTTATCCTATCCGTATTATGCAAGATATTGTATGATGCAATTATTAAACAACAACATATAGGAGGACAGAATGTCCGAAGAAAAACCTGTAGTAACCGAAACAGTTAGTGAGGGAACTACCACAGAGGCAAATACACAGACCGATGTAGGCGCATTAATTGCAGAAAGCAAGAAGTATCGTAAAAGGTCGCAGGACGCTGAAGCTCAACTTAAAGAACTTCAATCTCAACTAGCAAAAGCTGAAGAAGCAAAATTAAAAGAGAAAGAAGATTTCAAAACTTTGTACGAACAAACATCAGGTAAAATGGAAGCATATAAAGCACAAGCTGATAAATGGGCAAGTTATGAAACTGCAAAGCGTGAGAAACTTTTAAATAGCGTACCTGAAGAAGAAAGAGGTGCTATGTCTAAATTAGATTTAGAGACTCTTGAATTTGTAACTAATAAAATTAATAATTCAAAACCTAATGCTCCTGAAGTAGTAGGCACAAGCAAAGGATTCACCACAAATAAGTCTTGGGGTGAAATGAATGATGCTGAAAGACGTGCTTACTATGACGAGAAAGCAAGAGGTTAAAGTTAGGAGAAAAAAATGGCAAGTATTGATACTTCCGCTACAGGTAAAAGTTTAACAGGTGGTCTTCAGGATTCCTCGAATGTCGCACTCGATAAATTTATGCCCGAAATTTGGGGGGCTGCTGTCCAAGATTATTTTGAAAAGCAGCTTGTTTTTGGTTCATTAGCAAATGATATGTCTGCAATGGTAGCAAATGGTGGAGATAAAATTCACTTACCAAGACACGGAGAAATCACAGCTGGTGCTTTATATGGTGGTAACGCCTCTGCAATAGATGGCGGAATTACCTTCACAACAAACGAAGACACTAGCCAAGGTGAATATACTCTAGATGTAAGTGAGTCTGCTGTGGCAGCTATCTCAATTACTGATATCGCAAGAGTTCAGTCAAGCTACGATGTTATGAACTTATATGCACAAAAACTAGGATACGCTTTAGCTAAAAAAGTAGATTTCTACTTGGCTACAAAGTTGTATCAAGAAATTACATATAACGATGGTGCAAATAGTAATGCAGATGGTAATTCAATAAACAATAATATAAACTTCGTTAAAAATTCAACCTATGACATCCAAACAGAAGGTGTTGCTAATATGATAAAGGCAATATACGAAAGTGATGCAAGCGTTGAAGATTATACGTTAGTTTTAGCCCCTGCAACATATTCTTCGTTATTTAAGTTGGCTGACTTTGCAAGATACGATGGAACAGGTTTGGCTGGTGATGCTAATCCTTTAGTTAGCGGCTTTGCTGGTAAATTAGGTGGCGTTCCTGTTGTTATATCAAACAACATCGTTCACGCGCCTGCGGCTGCCTATGTGCAATCAACTGCACCTAAATTCAACGGAGCTGACGATGGAGATGAGCTTGATGAATTGGCTGGATATCTTATTCATAACGAGGCTATGCACATTGCATACGCTGCTGGAATGAAAGCAAGAGTACAAAGTGAATATCACTTGCCAACATTATCAACACGTTTCGTTGCTGATACTGTTTATGGATGCTTGATTACATCTGATAACTCAAACAATAAAAAAGTTTGGGCATTAAAAGATGGATTATCGTAATAGATAGGTATATTAAAGGGGAGTGAAATATCTCCCCTTTACCACTAAAGGATTCAATGAAAAACTTACTAGAAAAAATTAAAGAACACGAAGGTTTTGTAGACCACGTTTACAAGTGTACAGCGGGGTTTGATACTATTGGGTATGGCTTTGCTATAAAAGACCTTGAGATACCTGAACATATTGCTGAAGAGCTACTTATTATAAAATTAGAAAAATTACAAAAGAACGCTAACTCTCGTTTTAAATGGCTTGAAGATATGCCTATAGAAGTGCAAGAGGTAGTTTTAAATATGTGCTATCAACTTGGAGTTACAGGATTTTCAAAATTTAGGAAAGCAATATCAGCAATGCAAGAAGGTGACTGGGAGGAAGCTGCTGATGAAATGCTTGATAGTAAGTGGGCAAGGTCAGATTCGCCTCCAAGAGCAAAAGAATTATCAGACATAGTAAGGAATCAGGTTGAAAAAATCGGCTCTTAAAAGAGCAGTAGTAACTCCTGATAAGCATTTTCCATATGCAGATATGCCTGCAATCAATGTTGTTTGCAAAGCTATTGAAATCGTCAAGCCAAACATCTATATAGACTTGGGTGATACGGGTGAGTGGGAAAATTTCTCACATTGGAAGTGGAAACGTAAACGTAAGCCACCTCTTGAGATGATGATACCGCAGCTTGAAACAGATGTGATTGACGTTAATGAGGGGATGGATATCATTGACGAGGCTCTTGATAAAGTAAACTGTCAAGAAAAACATTTCTGCGAAGGTAATCACGAGTTATGGTTGGAGATGTTTGTCGAAGAGCATCCATATTTACCACAATATATGCCTGCTACTGCCTTAAAACTAAAAGAACGAGGATATAAGTTCCACGATTGTGGAAGGCTTCTTAAAATAGGTAAAATGAACTTCTATCACGGACATCATTATGGCGGTCAGTATCACGCTGCTAATCACCTTCGTAAGCTTGGTGGTAACATAATGTATGGACATTGGCACGATTTGCAATATATGAGTGCTACCCATATGGATGGGGCTAAAGGAGCGTGGAGCATTGGATGTCTCAAAGATATGAGCGCAGAGAAAAATGCTTGGCTTGGCAACAGAAAGATTAATTGGGGTCACGCTTTTGCTATAATCGACTTTTATGATAGAGGTAGATTTACTGTAGATGTAGTGCAGATTATTGATGGAAAAGCTACAGTATGGGGTGAGCTAATAGATGGGAACAAATAATGGATTTGAGTATAATAGACCAATATGGGCTTCCAATTGCGATAACTATAGCGTTTGGATATTTTATATGGAAACAGCAAACTTGGATTCAGAAGGAATTAGTTGATGACCTTGAGCAACAATTTAGAAGGCTTGAAGGAATCCTTATAAAGCTAATTGACCAACAGAAGATAACCCAAATGGACATAAAGCAAGTCAAGGGTTATATGGAAGGCATTGAACATATCTTATCAGAACTAACAGGGAATGGTCTAAAAAAATGAGTGATTCATTAAAAGCAGTTGGTACAAGTATGGGAACTTTAGCAATAAACTTTTGGCAGTTAGTTCCTGAAGCATTAGGGATAGTTCTTATTATACTTAACATTATTTATGTTGCCTTAAAAATCAAAAAGGAGTATTAATGTTTCCTGTTATATTTCAATTATTAACCCCTAAAGTAGTCAAAGGTATTATAGACTATGTATTTGAAAAGAATGACCTTGATTACAAAATGGAAAAACTTATAGAAAGAGTTGAGAGTTTAGAGAAAGATTCTCATCCACCTAAAAAATTTGATACACAGATTAAAAACTTACAAAAAGCAGTTAAAAAATTAAAGGAGAAAAAATGAGCATTTTTGCTAATTTAGGCGACCAAGTGATTGATGAAGTATTTGGTGAAGAGTTACAAAAAGAGGTAGTAGAAGCATTAAACAAAAATGTAGATATACCTTTTATATCAGAGGAAACTGAAGAAAAGATAATGAACGCTCTTTACGATACTGTTGAAGGCGTTATTAAAACTGCTATCAAGAAGGCACTTTAATGTGTAAGTGTGATTGCACTTGTTGCTGCTGTTGCGATAAATGCGACTGCAAGTGTATTTATAATGGCTAAAGATTTACAGATAGATAGAGCAGTTGATGGAAATCTAAAACCTGTTAAAGATTCAGATGGTACATTGACTGCTTTAGAAGTATCTACTGATAAAGTAAGAACCAAAGCATTAGATGTAATAGGGGACGTAAATGTAGTAGGTGAGGTAAAAGCATCATCTCAAAAGCATTTACATATTATAAACACAGGGTTTTTTGGGAATGATGCAAAGCAGTTTATCCCACTCAATGGATATGTGTTTGAAAAGACTGCAACATCTGCTAACAATGAATTTGTTGCTATGCCTGTACCATATAATGGTAGGGTAATTAAGGTTGTAGTAAGGTGTGAGAATAGAATTAATGGCGTTGTCATTGGCTATCACAAATCATCAGAAGGCACAGAAGTTCCTAACTCTACTGCTACAAGCAGTGTAACTGAAAGTATGACTGTTGATGACACTTCTGTTGAGTTTGATTTTACTAATTTAGACAACACATTTGTATTTGGCGATATTATAGCATTTTCATTTGACCCTGAACTTTCATCTTCAGATACTAATGTAGTAGTTGTTTTAGAATATGAGGTTAATTAATGAGTTTTACAGGTAAGACAAAAGCAAGTACATATAAAGATATTTTACAATTAGACAACAGTAATACAGGGGTTGGAACTACTTTAGCTATAGTTAAAGATGGTGAAGGAGTATCAAGTAGTCTTTT